ACTAGAACTACACTATCACCAACATCATTGAATACGATTGTACCACCATCATGGAATGTAGTTGGGGTAAGTGTTGCATCACCACCATCAACAATCATTGTGATAATTTTAACTTGTCCAGCTACACCATTTGCAAGTGTTAATGCGTCTGTACCAGTTGATGTGATTTCAGTAACTGTATCAGTAGTGTTAACTGCACCAGCACCAGACAGAGATTGTACAGAACCAAACAGACCTGTCAGTGTTGCTGAAGTCAGTGTCTTGTTGGTAAGTGTCTGAGTTGCATCATTGAATGTGAACTCATCATCACTAGCAAGTAACGGAAGAGTTACAGTTCTATCTGCGGCAAGTTCTGATACTGCAAAGACATATTGATGGTCAGCAGATGTATCGTTAATCTGGGGTGTTGTTAAAACACCATTAGAAATAGTTCCACCAGTAATAGTCGGTGAAGTTAATGTCTTATTGGTAAGAGTATCAGTTGTTGCTCTACCTACAAGTGTATCTGTAGTAGAAGGCATTGTAATTGTAATATTACCAGAAAAGTCTGCGTGAGCAGGAGCTTGAAGTGCAGCATAATGTGCGTTTGAACTTTCACAATACATTCTGAGTTCAGATTGTGTTCCATCATTCTTGAGGTCAATCAAACCAGTTGACAATGTAATTCTGTCATTACCAGCAATCTTAAAATGAATAGTATCATCTGTGTCTGCTGTAATAGACGTATCTGCGTCTGCATCTAAAATTAGTTCTTGACCGTTAAGGTCAATTGTGGGATTGTTAATTACTGGTGCTGTCAAGGTAACAGTTGTACCGTCAGCACTAATACCAGATGACAGGGCAGTGCCTGTACCTAGTGCTGTGTAGAGTTCTACGAAGTTGGCGTTGACTTTGCCTGCGCCAGTACGAAGGTCATCACCTGTTCCGTCATTAGCACTAGTTCCACGCCCGATTGCTTGATATGCCATTTTTGGTATCTCCTAGATTTTATTTATACCTTTATTTATAAGGTTTTTATTATGCATCATCAAAAGTTGCTGTTGTTTGGTCGAATGTATTTGCAACAGTACTGAAGTCTACTGGAACACCAGAAACCTCTTCATCAAATGTCTCCGCACTCGTATCGAAAGTAATTCCAGTTTCAGAGAAGTCTGTTACCGTAGGTGTTGCACTTGAGGCACCACTTTCAGAGAATTCGTTGTTTCCATCATCAAAAGTAATAAATGTATCTGAGAAATTACTTGTTGTTGCAGTAGATGAAATCTGAATTTCGCCAGGCGGTGGTACATTAATTCTTGTAGTAAATGCCTCCAGTGGAACTGATATATCATTTGCATCAAATCCCTCTGAGTCAGAGTCAAAAGATAAAGTTGTATCATCAAAAGTATCACTGTCTAGACTACGAGTTGAGACTTGATTAATTCTAAACTTACCGAACTGTTCAATATTGTAATATGCTCTTTCGTTGTTACCAACTCTTATGTCTCTAGTTATGCCTGGATAGTTTGGTATAGTTGCTGAACTCTCAATTGGTTCAACTGCAAAGGCATACTTTGCAAGGTTGTCAAGAGTAGAACCAACATTGACAGGGTTTGCACGAATAACACCAACAAACACTGTAGTAACTTTTGAAAGTGTAACATCACGTTCACCACTAGACAAGATTGCATCGCTGGCAAGTTGTGGAGTTGCACGAAGTGTTGTACCATCATCAACCGTACCAAGTCTTCTACCAAAGATAGTTGTAAATACTGTCTTGAGAAGTGATGCAAGTTCTGGTGTAACTGTACCCTCTGGTGCAGTAAGGTCACCAGCAGCAAACGCACGAATACCAGCAGTAACCGAAGACACAATCGAAACCTCACCAAAGACTGCCCAACCAGCAGGGTGGACTGTTCTCTTGATTGCGTTTCTCCAAGTGTTAATTGATTCACCAACCTTTACAACATATGAATAATCTTGATAGTAGAAACTATCTTGAATTCTCATAACGTCAGATGACACCTTACCACGTTCACCTAAGAACTCACCAGAAGTAGTTGCAAGAGTACCAACTGATGGAGTAATTGTTGGAGTATCAATCTGAGCAATAACTGCACTTGCACCAGCAGTTGTAACCGTATTACCAACAGAAAGATTTGCGGTTGTATTCAGAGACAGAAGTTGTCTTGTTGAATCAAATGCTGAAACCGTACCAGCGTGTGATGTTAATGTATCACCAGTACCGAATGCACCAGTAACACTCTTAACAATTGCATGACGGAATGGAATAAAGGTTGGAGCGGAGTTATAATTAAAACCAAAGTTTGTTATTTTAACATCCTGTACCGAACCAATACCAGACGTTGATATTGGTAAGACAATACCATTAACACCACTAGTTGTCGTGATACTTTGAACCACTGGCAATTTAGTATAACCATTACCACCATTAATTAATCGAATGTCTGTAATCGCACCACGTTCATTTGCAATACTAGAACTATGAGAACCATATGCATCAAAGTGTGGTTGACCAGATGTTGCAGTTTGGTTGGTGCCGATATCATTAAAGGTTGCATCTTCCAGAACAATCTTTGTACCGTGATAAGAGTCACCCATAAAGATTTGAGTTTCATCTTCAAGAACTATGTGGTCTTCCTCACCAGTAGCCGCAGAACCAACAGCAGAAACAGTCATACCATATTCTGCACCGTCACCCGCTTCAGCGGAGATTGCACCACCTACAACTTGAACTTCAGCAGATATACCTGTACCATCTGTACCCAAATTATTAAAGTTAATTGTATCACCTATCGCATAGTTGCGACCAGCGTTGTCAATTACAAAACTATTAACTGAACCAGAACCTACAGTATTAATCTCTGCGGTTGCAGTTGTGCTACCAGCAGATTGAATATTAACAGTCTGACCAGAAGTATAATATTGACCCTCATCATCATTTGAAACATCTGCGTTAACAACAATTGAATAGATTTGGAATGAAACGTCTTGGTCTGTAACACTTGATGTACCAGTAAGAGTTTCACCCGCTTGGAATGTGCCTGTTTGTGTATCGGTGTCGATTTCAATTTCTACGATGTCTGTAAAGTTTTCACGAATACTAATAGTTGATACTGGAATACCAGTTGCACCAGAAGTTCTACCAAGAACAGTCTGACCAATAAGTTCAGTTACGTCACCAGAAATTTCTTGAACTCGCATGATGAGTCTAGTTGTCCATGCACCATCAGAGGTACGCAACATATTCTCATTTGGATATGTAATGGTGGCATCTTCATTAAAGAGAAGTCTGAAGAATAACTCATGACCTTTTCGTGTACCCTTTGATATGTACAAGTCACGAATGTTCTTTGTAAGTTTTCTTTTATCAACACCAGCAACAAGATTATCAACAACACCATCTAAGAATGAATCTCTGAAGTTGTCAAGGAACTTGGTGATTGTAGAATCAATATTTGCAAGTTCTAAAAGTTGTTGAATATTTTGTACAGGGTTTGCACGATACGTCTGAATAGTTCCAGATGAATTTGACAGAGAACCATTTACAACTTCACCAATAATAAACTGGGTTTGTGATGTGATAAACAATCTCTTGTTATCATCCACATCATCAACAAGTACAACAGCAGTTGCACCAGAGTCACGACCAGTGATAGTTTCACCGACAGTGAACTTTGCTTCAGAATCTTCAAGAACAATATTGTCTCCGTTCTCATCGAACACAAAGTTCTTGGAAGTTGTTTCTTGAATTAAATAATTATTTACTTCACTAAAAGTTACCTCAGCACTTTCCAAGAACTGATAGTAAGTCTTTACGAATTCAGAAAATACAGGATGGTCTGATTGAATAAACTCTGGTAGTTGAGTTCCAATCAGAGGTGATAATTTATTTGTTAATGTATTATCATCATGAGACATTATTAGTATCCACTACTTGTAGATGATGATGTTGGTTCATAAGAACTACTTGTCGTGTATCCGACACCAGCAGATGCACCACCACCAGCAATAGTATCCTCATTTGCAGATATGGTTGTGTTAGTAAAGTCAACTTCTAAAATTTGATTTCGTACTGCAACAACGTCAGTTGAATTTGGTGTTACAACAATTCTAATTTTAGAAGATGCAGCACCATCAACATTTGATACAGTAGTTATGTTTAATGCTGTGATTACAATTTTACCATCAGTATATCCAATAGAACCAGCAGTTTCATCTACATAAGTTATAGTCGCACCATCAGAATAATAGAACATACGGATATTACCTTGACCGTCATCATTCAAGAACATCTCATTTGCATTGCCAGCGATATAGAAACCAGTAGATGAAAGAACTCCACCCTCTGCAGCAGCATGACCACTGTGTGGATTATACAGTGCATTGTTAAATTCTAATTCGTATTTTGTTGAAGAGTTCAATGTTGGTGTAATGTTCTGAGACAGTTTAACAGTTGTAATGTTAGACAAAATAGATTCATCAACATCGTCAATCAAACCTGTAACATAAGAATGTCTGAAGATGCCATCAAACTTTTGTAGAGTGGATGCATCATAATTTTGTAATGCGGTTCTTACATTACTCACCAAAGTTTCAGAGGACTTGGTTGTGTTTTTTGCATTGTATTTAAAATTCACACCAAGACGAATGAATGTAGTAACAGGGTCAACAATGACAGGGGTTACTGATGCAATAGTATATGTGTTCTTTAAATCTGTAACAATCTGTTCTTTTGCAGCTGCGGTGATTGAACCAGCAGTTGGAACGATTGAAATATATGTACGACCATACACTGCGATTGCATTATCCTCACCACCCCAAACTTGTACGGACTTGGTGTTTGAGTATACCTTTGGAATGATTGCTTTGTAATCTTCTGGGGTAACCGCACGACCTTGTGCAGCATAATCTAACGGTGCATTCAGTTTGATTGATTGAATAGATTCTGGTTCTGCACCACCAGATGCAATTCCTACAGTTGTTGTCGTAACATCTGTAATACCAGAGATTGTTGCAGTTGTTCTAAAGTTAGTTGCATTGTTTGCCTTTGTTTTGTTTGTGACAACATAAGAAAGCACAACGACATTATTGTCAGACAATGCACGACCAACAATGCCGTCACCAAAGTAAACCTCAAATCTACCATCGTCACATTCTTGTAGGAAGTAAACATTAGAAGTAGAACCTACTTGAGTAATGTCTGTTGCAAGTGTATAGGTTGCAAAACTAGAAGATGATTCAGAAGGGAATACCTGTACTCTTAGAGTTGTTGTGTCTGCTCTGTCACTTGTCAATTTAAACTTTTGGTCTACATTATTTGTATCTACAGTATAACGGTTCTTTGTATAAGTACCTTCATAGATTGGAATATTAGAGAAAGACAGAACACCATTTACAGCGGTTGCAGAATAATCAGCAATAGTGACGAACTGATAAGATACGTCATCGACTGTAGAAGTAAAAATAGTTTCCGCTGGAATGTTTGCGGTAGTTAGTGAACCAAAATTATTCAGTGTTACATTGACTGTTCCGATTGGTGCTCTTGCAGAGTTTGGTGTGTAACCTAAAGTCTTTGCATGAGACACAACTGATTCACGAAGAGATGCAGTATCAAGGAACATCTCATTTGCAGCCATGTTGACGTTCATTGCAAGGTAATGAGTATTGTATGCAAGGACATCTAGTAATGCATTAATACCAGAACCTTCAAAGTCGTAATCAGAAAATGAATCTTGATTACGCATAAAGGTTTTCAGATTTGTTTTGATATCATCAAAGTCTAGTTCAGTGACGTTTAATCTTTTATCTGTGGTTGCCATCTTATCTAATTCTCTCTAATGTGAATGATAAATCTACGAGTTCAGATGGTGCATTATTAATGTAGAATTCTACTATCACTTCATATTGGTTGTTGTCAAATCTTGGTATCACCTCAACACCAGCAAGTAATGCTCTTGGTTCAAAGTTTGTAATGACATCCTCAATCTTTCTTGCAAGTGTATTTGCAGTAAAGGGTGTCATGTTTTCAAATAATATATCACGAACACCAGAACCAATTTCTGGATGAAAAGGTTTTTCAAAGTGACCAAGTTGTACGAGATTTCGTACACTTCTTTTCACAGCGGCAGCATCAGTTAAAGGAATAACATCCTTCTTAATAGGATGCTTTGTAAAGTTCAGATTCAAATCTTTGTACTTCTGTGAACTACGATTTGAATCGTTTGTTGCCTGTGCATCTCTGTATGCGGATTGTACTGCCATTGTTACTCTCTTTTGTATTATTTAGTACGTTTATGCAATCGCTGTAACCTTTAACATTGGACGAATAAACTGGTCAGTTCCAGTTCCATCCCAATGATTTGTTGCGTGTAATCTACCCTCATAAGAACCACTATATTCTCTTCCTGTCCATGATAAAGTTTTTGCAGTTGTCCATTCACCAATTCTTGCATCAGCAACACTTACATTAGATGAGTTTACTTCTATTGCAACACCTAAATGATAAATCTTTTGAATATCATTTGCAGCATTAACTCTGTGTGTTGACTTACTTGGGTTTAAAATATTTCCATCCCAAATTGCTTGAAAGTGTAAAAGGGGGTCTGCATCTATTCCACGAAATTGAAACTGTGCTTCATACAATACTGTCTTTGTTCCTGTTGGTGGAATGTAATCAATATCAAGACCAATACTTGTGTGAGTGCTAGTTAAGTTTTGATGTGTTGTTACGTTCTGTAATGTGTAACTACCAGAATGTCCAACAAGAGTTCTTCCGTCTGCATGACCAACAAGCATTTCCAGTACAGTGCCAGGCGGCCCAATACGAATACCATTGTTGTGATAAGTTCCAGTACCACCTAAGTGTGTAAAGTTTCCGTCCATCTCATCATATGAAAGAGCAGAACCTTTTGATGACCTCTTAGTTAATGTCATGTTGTTTCCCCTGTGTCACTGTAGTAAGTTCCCACATAACTCTTAAAACTGTTATCCTCTGTGCCTGGGTTGAATAATAGATAATCATTGTCCAGATATGCAAAGAGTTCTTTCTCTGCTTCAGTCAGTGGTTCTAGAAAAACGAAACACTGTGCTTCCAACGCAGCCTTTGCCGTAGGGTCAGTCTCCGCAGCAATCTGTCCAAGTAATGTTGCATAGTCTGGTTTTGCCATTATCCGCCCGCATTTACATTTGGTGAACCAGATGCAGACGCATTCGGCACCCAACTTCCATGTCCGCCTGTTCCGTCACCTTGTCTGTGTACACCAATACCATTTACTAACACTGTACCCGAACCACCAACTGCTGGGTCACCGCATCCAGTAGCATCTCCAATGCGTACAGTTGAAGAACCATTTGTAAATACGTTTGGTGAACCAGACGCATATGGTGTACTATGGAAAGGACTTGGTGTAGGACTTGCGTGACCTATGTGACTATCTTGACCTACTCTTGTTACTGCTGGCATAGTGTTTCCTAGTTTAGATTAATTACACCAGCATCAATGTCTACTTCAGATGAAGCATCCAAGTCTAGTGTTCCTGTTATGTTTGTTGTTTGATTCGCTTTGTAAGTTTCCGATACCGCACCTGTAACATCCTGTGTCAGTGTTCCCTTGATTACTTCATTCACGTTACCGTCAACTTGAATATCCCAATTACCTTTGATATATGTTTTGCAGTTTGAGTCGATTGTAAGATTGACATCACCCTTGACGTTGACAAAGTTTGTGCCTGCAATAATCTCATAATTGTTTCCTACAACTCTTGTGACCACATTACCGTCTGCATCAATCTCTCTGAATGTTCCACTCTTGTGTTTCTCATAGATACGTTCCGCATATGGTGTGTCATCGAACTCAACAATGTGACCACTCTCTGTTTCGTATGTACGGTTATACGGATATTCGGTGTTGCGTCTTTTGTAAGGAGCGGTTCTATCTTCTTTTGTTTCTGGGTTGCGACCTGTTGCATCTGCACCCCTAACAGAATCGTCCGTGGTCTTTGGTTCTTTCCAAGTTGTTGCAGAGGGGTCAATGTTGGTTGCGATTGCTTCACCAGAATATATTTCTTTTGCGTTTGCAGTTGGTACACCTTCTGTTACTGCACCATCACGTTCTGCAATTTCTGGATGAATATTGTTTGTATCATTCTTTGCAAGTCTGGATACGTCACTGTCGGATGTTCTTAGAGGATAAGGCCCATAGTCTGGTTTGTACTTATATGTACCTTCACTTTGTTCCGCACTATCACTGCGAGGGTCATAGAAACCTTTGTCTACGGTTTGACCTTCAGAGGGTACGCCTGGTAATGTTCCGATAACAACAGGTTCTTGCATTGTCATTGCGTCACGCCAGAAACCTATGACCCAACTTCCCTCAACGATAAACGGCATACCTTCACCCAATCCACCCATAGAAGAAGTGGTTGTAGGCATCATCACCCATGCCCAAGGAAGGTCTGCGGTTGGTATTTTATTTGTGTCTTCTGTATGGTATCCAACGCATCGAACACGAACACGCCCTAATTTGTCTGGGTCATCTCTATCTTCAACAACACCAGTAAACCAGATGAATCCATTTCTACCTGTAAAGTTTTCCATATAGATATTTATACAGAAAAGGGGGAACGAAATGTTCCCCCTTGATTGGCGACTCCGACAGGACTCGAACCTGTGACCTACGGTTTAGAAGACCGTTGCTCTAATCCAGCTGAGCTACGGAGCCATACTCTGGATGCATTCTTTGTAGTATTCTTTCACAAAGTTTTCGTCAACAAACTCAACGTCTGGGTCTTGTTTAACAAACCCAATTACCTGTTGAACATTTTCACACTCTGCTTCAATTGCGGCATGAACACTTTCTTCCATGTCCATAACCCATGCTTTCACTTTACCCATTATCATTCTCCTTATATAAGATGTAACCACCTGTCACCATCATCGAAAGACCGATGAAACAGATAATCATCATTTGTTCTAAACTGTTTGCATACTCCATGCAATCTCCATCGCAATCACCAGCAGAACCAGCGATTGCAACCAAACCAGCAAAAATTAAAAACACACCTACAAACTTCAACATTACGCAGCCTCCACAACTTCATAGTCTTTACCGAACTTACCAACATTCAAGTGAACATAGTATGCAGTGTCAAAGTAGTCAGTCTGAATGTCACTGTTGTCATACCACTTCTTGTCACCAGCAGTCTTTGCAATCTTGACAATCTTGTCAAAGATAGCGGCGTTCTCTTTACCGTAAAAGTCACCAGTGTGGTAAGTGTTAATTTGGTCATAACCATCGTTCTGACCAAGAATACCTTTCTTGTACTCACCAGCATAGCGGTCAAAGTATTCAAACTCCGCAAAGGCAGGGCCTTTCATCATTGAAATAGTGACACTAGAATGGTGGTCACGAACAACAGAAAACTTGTACTCAGGCATCTCAGTCTTGAGTGCGTTACGAATTTTCTTCACATCATCAGTAGAAATATAAGCCATAATTTAAGTTCCTCTCTCAGTTTCTATAGTTATATTAACATTGTTCTCATAACAAGTCAAGCACTTTTTTCACTTTTTTTGAAGTTTTTTTCTTCAATAAAATCAAGGGTTTATCCCCACTGAAGTCCATTGTCAGCGAGGATAATGTCACGAACTCGTTCACGGTCAAGCGAATCGCCCCCACCCCACTCAAGTGATTCGCTCTCAGCGATTTGTGCGATGTAGGATTGTACACCCTTGATTACCATTGAATTGGTCATACCCTTGATAGGATATAAACCATCCTTTTCATTGTAGAACGAATCTACATAAGCAATAAAGTCACATAGTACGTTCACGATTGATTCTGTCTTATCCATTTATCAAAACCTTTCCTTGGTCAATTGCATCGAAAGTCATTTCCAAAACAGCCATACGTTCCTTGCATTTTATTTTTGCAAAACCGTTGCCTGGAGTTTTCTTCTTCTTTCGTTCTATTGTCTTCAACATATCTTCAAAGAACACATAGTCCTTCTGAAGTTTTGTCAGTTCATCCATAGTAATGGTTGGTACTTTTACAGTAGTGTAGTTCATTAGGCAAGTTCCTCTTCTAAATCACAAATCGCATTGTGAATTAATTCACGCAACAAGTTCAAGTCAATGTCAAACCGTCCGTTGACAGCAGGCACACAGTAGTTCATGCAAGCAGTGATATCGCTTGTTCCGATACCTTGTCCACCTTCAATGAAGTCAGTAAACAAGTCAGCAACTTCACACTCAACAATCTCTTTCAAGACTTTCACATTTTCAAGGGTCATTAACGTCATATCTAATCTCTCTTTCTCTTGACTATACATATACTATACAATTGTTTTCATAACAAGTCAAGAGAAAAAAACACATTTATTTTCTCAGTATTATCAGTGACTTACGAGTCGGATTTTTGGATTTTTTCGGAAGGGAAGAGGATTTTTCAGCGAATCGTACAGGTGATTCGCAAAGTGATTCGCAGTGGTGCCCCCAGCGAGACTTGACCTCGCACGACAAAAGGTCTTCAGATTTTAAGTCTGATGTGTCTACCTATTCCACCACAGGGGCATTCACTGTACGAAATACTTTCCTATTCCTAGAACTAATAGAACACCAAGGACAGTGTTCAGAATTGTAAGAGCTCGGTCATGCCATTTCAGACCAACGAATGTCCAACCTACCACACCCATCAATGAGAATACCATATCATAGATGTGTAACTCTAGGGAACGACAAACCACTGCGACTATGACAAGAATGGTTGCAACCCATTTCACATACCATGTGATATCACCCTTAGGCGTAATCTTCTTATAGACTCGTGTAGAATTAAGTTTCTTGATTTTGTCATCAAGTTTCTCTACATACGGTTCTACAGTTTCTTGGTTATCTTCTCTAGTCTTTCCCATTCTTTCTCTTCATACTCAC